GTATCTTCATAGCGTCCTTGATCAATTGTATCCATCCATACTGTGTAATCAGCACGGAACCAATCTCTGGTTACCTGTGTTGGACATACAAAATCTACCACTGCTATTTTACCTGCCATTACGACACCATCTGCTATATGACTCATGCGTAAACATTGACGCAATCTACCTTTAGGTGTAAAGTCCCAATCATCATACTGTGTGCGAATAACATCAGCATTGATGTGTACACCACCTATCAGTTCAGCAAATGGTTTTGCCAGTGTGGTTTTGCCACTGCCTGGCAATCCAAATATCAATATCTTCACAGTCCTGCTTCTTTCAGTATGTGCTTGACCCATTCTGTGTCAGCATAATAGTCTACAAACTTGCGCTTCCAAAAGTCTGGATCTATGTAAGGAAATATCAGTTCAATCTGTTCTGTGCTCAGTTTGTCCAGCATGACAATTCCTGTGTCACAGTTGTACACAACCCAACTGCTTATGCGGCCTGTTGTGATGTCATGCACAATTCTGTTGGCACTGGCATAAAGAAAGTAATGGTTGAACACACTGTCTTTGTCTTCTGCCCAACTGTCCATTGTTTTTAAACTGCGTTCCAGTGCATCCTGTGTTGCTTCTCGGCGCAAGTGTTCAAACAAATATTCTTGATACAGTGCATCTTTGCACCAATGATCCAGTCTTTTGTTTTGCTTGATAACCCAGTCTATGAACTTGGTTGTATTAATAGCACGGATGTTGACACAGTGTCTACCAAACTTTACAAAAGCGTTGTAGTATGGTGATTCACAAAAGTGTTTGTAGTTTTTTAGTTTGGCACTGCCTTGTGTAAGTTCATAGAAGCGCAAATAAGCAGTCATGCCCAGTTTGACACCTGCTTCATTTTCCTGTTGCGCACGTCGTTTTGGCTCGCAAAGATGTGCCGCAAGTGTGCTTTCCTTGCGATATGCTTTGCCACAATATTGACATGTGTAGTCTTTAGTATCCATAGTATGATTTATTATAGCATCTTTGATTATGCTTGTAAAGTCATTCATGTGAGTATGGTTCTCAGCCAACGTTGTCGATAAGGTTCTATATAATCTTTAACACTGTTCCAGTCTGGCATGTCAAGAGTGTTGTAAAGATTGTGAATGCCTTTCATTGTTTGATGTGCGCTCATGAACCAATCACAGTCCCATGTGTACACACTGTCAACTAGTATGTCTGGTCGCGACCAAGCACCACCACGCTTTTGTATAAAGTCACCACAGTTGACAAAATTAATCACCTGTGCATTAGGAAACAAACTCTTGTAAGATTTTACAATTGCATCACCATGTGCAGTTTTACAAAAATAAACATCATGTTCACAAAGTTCTAACACATGTTGTGGAAGCAGTGGATCATTCCAGTCTTCACTTTCCCAATCAAAACCAAAAAGTTCTTCACAACCCATGCGTAGATCATTCCACACACCAGTTTCTACATCAAGTCTGCTGTGAAGTTCACTGTTGAAATCTGCATGACTTACACCCAACAAATCACGATGTTGCGCATGACAATGTGTACTCAGTGCCAAACAGTTGGCAACAAACTTGCCACCACTGTTGATTGGATAAGAGAATATCAGCAGCCTGTTGGTGTTATGTATTACCGGAAAGTTTTTCAATTTCTTTTATGTCTTTTTCTGTGTACTGTGTGGCAAGATAATCTAATTCGTCACGTTTGGCTGTGGGATGCAACTGTTCTATGTACTTGCGCACCTTGTTGCTGTTGCCTTTGTCTTTCTTTTTGTGTCCTATCCATTGATGAAACTGCTTGCCCATGCCTGGACTCACAGTGCATAGCAATTGCCACACCAATTTGGGATGTTTAGCCAGTTCAAAATACTGTGTGTTCACACGCTGATTTGTGGCCATCAAATAGTATGCAGCCAAGTCGTTGCTGCCTTTGACAATGCTCATGTATCTGTTGAGCAAGAATGGCGCCACAGTCTTTTGCTGTTCGGGTGACAGTTGATCATAGAAACCATAGTCTTTGGCATCCAGTGCACCTAGTATGGCATTAAGCGGAATCTTGTCACTCAAAATGCACACCCCCTGTTGTGATATCATTTACAAAGTATAACTTAAACATGTTAGCATCGTCAATATTTTCAAACTCCAACATCAACCAATGCTGTAATGGCCCTTGGTTGCCTGCACTTCTCATTTCCATGTACCTGTGTACATAAGGTTGTAAACTTGGTCTTGCAGCAAAGTATGCATCCATGCGGTTGTGTGTTGCTTTGATACTTTCATAATCAACATCATTGGTGGGTGTGGTCCTAAACATAAATGTACGATATTCTTTTTGCACAATAGTTTTACCAGGCTTTGGTGATGTCGACAATTTCGTTCTGCCTGTTTATTTCTTTGGCTGCATACACGCAACGTGGTCCTTCACAGGTTTCCACAGGTATAGCCAATATTTGCCCTTGTTTTAGTTTTGGAAAATACCACTTGACATCACTGTACAAATCTACAATGCGTATGGGCAAGTAATCGTGCATCCTACTGCTGAGTGGATTAAAACTGAATGCTTTGAATCCTCTGTCATTGAGACTTGAAAGATTTAGCATTTCCAAGTCGCCTACTTCTTTTTCACCTATGAGTATTTTCCAATCTATTGGCAGTCTTATTAAATTGCCTGCTACATCTATCACAGCGGCTGGACTGTTAAAACTTTCTAAAAAGATCAGTGGAATAAAAAAGTAATCTGGATTGTTGCTGTCACTGTTGTCTAGCACTGCAAAACGCAAGTCATCTACTTCATCGGGCAGTTCATTCATTTCAAATGCTGTGTCTTCTAGTGTTAGAATTCGCATCAATACACTTCCCTAATTTCATCAGCAATGCCATATTTGATTGCTTCTTCTGCACTCAACCATACATCTTCTGCAGGCAGTAGTACTTCACGGATTTTCTTTTCTGTGAGTCCGGTACATTTTCTGTAGTGTGCAATCATGCGCTCACTGCTGAGTTCAAACTCACGCATTGTAGCAAACAGTTCATGTTCTTTACCACGTGATCCCCAACTGTATTGATGTGACAGTATACTGGTGTTTGGTGTAATAACTCTGTGACCTTTTTTGCCAGCCATAAATGTGAGTATGCCGCAACTTGCAATCAAACCCACACCCACAGTGTGAACAGGAATAGCACTGCCTTTCATGGTGTCTATGAGTGCAAATGCACTGTGTACACTGCCACCCGGTGAATTGATAATAAGTGTTAATTGTTTTTTGCGTTTGTTTTTTGGCTGTAGATTTTGATCTATGATCCAGTTTATTACTGTTGCAGTTGATTTATTGTTAAAACCATCATGAAAATAATACATGCCTGCATCATACATAGCCTCTCCAGGTTTTAGTTCTTTTTGTTCATCACTCATGTGTTCAGTTCCAATCTATTTTATCTACTTTAAATGGGTAGTTCGCTTCTTTGTAGAAAGCCTTACGTTTGGTAAGATGTCGCTTTGCAAATCTGCAGGTGCTTGTGATGTCCCAAATTTGGACGAAGTCTTTATCATGAGCCTTGCGAATTCCGCGGCCGATACTTTGGATGACCCTAACAAAGCTCTTGCCAGGCTCAAGAAGTACCAAATTGAATATCCTAGGGATGTTAATACCAACAGCGGCAACACCATAAGTAGCAATAATAACTTTATCACTAGATTCAGCAACTTCATCATACTGTTCTTTCCTGTCTGCTGCTTTGGTTGCACCACTTACAAACACACTATTGGGTATACGTTTTTGCAGCTCTTTGCCTGCATTTACTCTATCAACCAGTATCAGTGTGTTACCGCTTTGCACAATATTATCTATCATGCCTGCAATGTAGTCCAAACGTTTTTCATCATCTAGCAAATACTTTAATTCGCTTTGGTAATTCTGATGTTCTTTTAAGTCTATTAATTGTAGCACATTAACATTACAATTTGCAAGAACTCCTTTGTCTTGCAGTTCCTTTGCACTGATTTGATTCACAACAGGACCAATACTGCATGTGAGTGCTACACTTTCAAACTTCTCTTTGGGTATGGTGCCTGTCAGTCCCCAACGTATGGGTATGTGACTCATCACACCTGTGAGCAGTGTTTTAAGTGCATCTGCTTTGGCTTGGTGCACCTCATCAATTATGATGCACACAACATCTTCTATAAAGTCTTGTATTGTAACATCAGCAACCTGGTTCTTGGTGTTTTTCAACAGCACATTCAAACTTTGCCAAGTGCATATGGTGTGTGTACGACCAAACTCTTTACGGTCGCCAAAGAACACACCCACATCCAGTCCCATGTTAACATAGTCTGCTTCTGTTTGTGTAACCAGACTTTTGTTTGGCACCACAATGATACTGCGTCCATACTTTTCAACACTGGCACTGAGTGCTGCAGTCATCAGTGTTTTGCCTGCACCTGTTGCCACTTCCTGTATGCACTGTTGATTGTCCAGAAACTTGTTTACAGTGTCCACTTGATAGTCACGCAACACAATGGGTTCACCTGCCACAGGATGTCCTTTTGGCCAAGTTTTGTGTGCAAATGTGTTGTCATCAACACTGTGCAATGGCATATCAATCACATAGTCACGCTGGTCGTTGAGACTGACATCATATCCTTGACTGTTTAATATGGGTAAAATGTCTGGCAGTAGGTTGATATAGGTGCTGCCTCCCATTTGAAAGTAAGCCATTTTGCCATCCCAACGACCTAATCGCACTGCTGGCATGTAACGTGCGCCAGGAATCTCATACTTGAACAAGTTACTCAACTTGCGTCTAGTGTCCAAGTCCAGACCTTCAATTTTTACGTTAACTTCATCTTTAACGTGTAATACACAAGGTTTCATATATTGCCTCTGCTATTCGTTGGTGTCCTAGTTCTAATGGATGCCCGCCCGGACCTTTGGGTGCATCATGCATGATCTCAACCATCTGTTGATCGGGCCATCCCACAAACATTGTGGTGTCTATCATGTCAATAAGATCATGTGCTTGATGATTTAATTGATGCATTAGTTCGAAATTATCAAATGTATTTACAAACCTATACTGTATGTTACACTGTTTTAAAAAACTTTGCAACAATATAACCTGTCGTATCCAATTGCGGAATTCATACACAGGCTCACTGTGCCAGTTGAGCCACCGTGATATTTTTTTCCTATCTACATCTGATGCTTGGTCTGGATGTAACCAATATGCATGCTCACTACAGCCTGACCATATGGTGAATGGACCATGCTGATCATTGAACTCTTGTCTGCCGCAACTGGTCCATGCCACCACAACCAGTC